CCACAGTAATCACAGGTCGCGATATTTCTCTATCTTTCACAGGTGGAACAGATATCGAGGCTCAAGCACTTTCAGCAGTTCTAACAAAGACAAACCTTCGCGAGACATATCAGACTCTCGATGGCGAAGCCTATAAGACCACAAACATTGAGGCTTCCTTTGCTCTTTCAATGCTTGCTGACTGGGGTAAGGCTAACTCAGTATGCGAAGCACTATGGACAGCAGCAGAGACAGCACCAGATAACACAATTACAATGACCTTGACATCAGCCACAGGCGCAGTATTCGCGTTCGATGCATTTCCAGAATTTCCAACAGCAGGTGGCGCTGGAACAGATGCCCAGACAGTAGACTTTACTTTCAAGGTATCAAAGGGCGCAGTAACAGAAACCTTCAGCTAAAAACTAGAAACGGGAGCAAACAATGCAACAGCAAATAACAATTAAATATGTTGACGGATCGGAAACCACTTACCTGGTTCGCCCACCTGATTATGCCAAGTGGGAGATGACAACTAAAAAGGTTATCTCCCAGTTCGGTGGAATGTGGGACATCCTTTATGTAACGCACTCAGCAATGAAGCGCGAAGCAGGCGGCAAGCCAACCAAGACACTCGATGTCTGGATGGAATCGGTCGCAGATGTTGAAGTAGGTGAAGGAAACCCAAAAGTCATCCAAGAGGAAGCGTAAGCCGACTCTTAGTTGAACTGGCGATAGCCACTCAGATCCCTATGGATCATTGGCAAAGCGCCGAGGATATTCTTACAGCGATAGAGATATTGGAGCAGCGGAATGGCAAGTGAACTAGTAGCACTTGACCAAACTGAACTACGCCAAGTATTCAAAGCCTTAAAGAATATGGGTGAAGAGGCAAACGAAGAGGCCAAGCGCCAATCAGGCGCTCTGGCCGAATTCGCCCGGGCTGAAGTTATACAAACTGCTAGCAGAGGTAATAACACTAAAGTCTCAGGGCGTATTGCTCAGGGTTCAAGGGTTAAGAAGTCAAGCCGTATCGGTGAGATTACTTATGGGTTCGCTTCTCAAAAGTTCTCAGGTGGAGCAACCACTAAGGATATCTGGGGCGGTACTGAATTCGGATCCAATAAGTTTAGACAGTTTCCTGTCTGGTCAGGCCGAGAAGGTCGAGGCTCAAAGGGCTGGTTCATCTATCCAACGCTTCGCAAGATTCAACCGCAAATCGTGGCTAGATGGACAGAATCGTTTACTAAGATTTTGAAGGAGTGGGGCTAATGGCAACAGGTACAAGGGCGTTAACGCTCAAGCTTCTTGCTGATGTCGATAACTTCACTAAGAATCTTGATAAGGCCGATAAAGATGTTATGTCTTTCGGCGATAAAGTTTCAGACTTCGGAAAGAAGGCTGGATTAGCATTCGCAGCCGCAGGAGCAGCAGCCGTAGCCTATGCAGGCAAGTTAGCCATCGATGGCGTTAAATCAGCCATCGCAGATGCAGCCGCTCAAGAAAAGTTAGCCCTTACTCTCAAGAATGTAACTGGCGCTACTGAAGATCAGATTGCTGCTACTGAAGATTACATAACCCAGACTTCTCTGGCATTCGGCGTTACCGATGATGAATTAAGACCATCCTTAGAGCGCTTAGCCCGAGCAACTGGAGATGTTGAAAAGGCTCAGAAATTACAGACAGTTGCCATCGATGTTGCAGCAGGTTCAGGCAAATCTCTAGAAGCCGTTACTAACGCCATGGCCAAGGCAGCCGAAGGCAATACGGCAGCCCTTGGGAAGTTAGGCATCGGACTTACATCCGCTCAACTCAAGACCATGAGCATGGATCAAATAACAGCAAAGTTAGCAGATACTTTTGAGAACCAAGCCGCCGCTAAGGCAGATACATTTCAAGGCAAGTTAACTCGACTTCAGATCGCATTCGATGAAGGCAAGGAAACCGTAGGTTCTTACATCCTTGATGCCATAACTCCAATGGTCGATGTGATCGTTAATAAGGTAATCCCAGCGATCGCAGACTTTACGAGCAATCTTGGAGACAAGCTTCGCCCGGTCATGGAATTCTTAAACCCAATTATCAATGGCCTTCGATCAGCGTTTAATTCAGTAAGGAATTCACTCAACGATAACAGCGAAGAATTAAAGCCGCTTATTAATCTATTTAAAAATGTTGCTGAGTTCTCTCGCGATGTATTAGCCCCAATCTTGGGCAAGACTTTAGGCAAAGCATTTGAAATCGTGGGAGCAGCGATAGGCGGCTTAATAGATGGCTTGGCTCGGGTAGTTTCATTCTTTGACGATCTTTACAACAAGATCAAGCGAGTAATCGAAATATCAAAGCAAATCGGATCAGCCTTAAATCCATTTAATAACGCATCCTTCGAAACTGGTGCATCTTCTCCAGCCGCTCCAATGGCTGCACCAACGCCACCGATGCCTAATGAGCCAATAGCGGCTTATCGCTATGTAAGCGGTGGAAACACAAACATCACAGTAAATGGCGCGATCGACAGCGAATCAACCGCTCGCCAGATCGTAAGCATTCTCAATGATTCCTCAGCTCGAGGAACCCTAGGAAGCGCAGCCTTCTTTTAATGACCGCTTATACCCCAGCCTATAAAGTCTTAATCGATGGCCTTGAAGCAACAGATGTAACTATTGCTAATCTGGTCATAACATCTGGCCGCACCGATATTAATACTCAGCCACTAGCAGGCTATTGCCAGTTGCAGTTGATGAACTTAGACAATTCAAGTTACGACTTTACAGTTGGCACCGGGTTAGCAGTAGAAGTAACCAATTCGGTTGGTGCTTATGTCCCGATCTTCGGCGGTTATATCTCAGATTTTACTATTGGAGTTAATCGAGCAGGCAATATCGGTTATACAACCGTTGCCACTATTACCGCTCTTGGAGCCTTATCTAAACTGCCTCGAATTATCGATGCTGGAGTTTTAAGCCAAGATCAAGACGGAGATCAGATTTACACCCTTCTTTCAGGGTATTTGCTCGGTCAATGGAATGAAGTGCCAGCAGCCCAGACTTGGGCAAATTATGACCCGACCGAGACTTGGAATGATGCGGTAAATCTAGGGTTAGGCGAAATTGATCGACCAGGGGATTATACCTTGATTGCTCGATCATCTAATAACACCGATCTTTATTCATTGTGTGCAGATATCGCGAACTCGGCCTTCGGCGTTATCTATGAGGATTCAAATGGCAATATCGGTTATGCAGACCAAACACACCGCCAAGACTATTTAGCGGCTAACGGATACACAACCTTAGATGCCAACCATGCCAACGGTTTAGGTTTATCGGCTACTACTCGAGCAGGCGATCTTCGTAACAGTTTTACTATTAATTACGATAACAACGCCAATCAGACGTATACCGCTACTGATCCAATTAGCCAGAGCCTTTACGGTGTATATGCTGAAGAATTTACTTCTAGGATTAAACATACTGCTGATGCAGAAGCCTTGGCCGATCGCTACATCGAGCTTCGAGCCAATCCTTATCCTAAGTTCCAATCCATAACTTTTGTTCTAGGTAATCCTGAAATCGATGATTCCGATCGAGATGCTTTAATCAATATCTTTATCGGTCAACCCGTCTGGATTCAGAACTTGCCCGGCAATATCACGAATGGTGAATTCCAAGGCTATATCGAAGGCTGGACATTTCGAGCAAGCCTAAACAACCTAAGCGTTACTTTCAACGCTTCTCCAATAAACTTCTCCCAAGTTGCGGTAAAATGGGAGCAGGTAAATGCAGCAGAGACTTGGAACACTCTAAGTCCAACCCTTACATGGATCAACGCGATAGGAGTCGTAGCCTAATGGCAACAACAACAACCAACTTCGGCTGGGACATTCCCCAATCGACAGACTTAGTAAAGGATGGCGCTACAGCCATCGCTGCTCTTGGTCAAGATATAGATACAGCATTGGTCGATCTCAAAGGCGGCACAACTGGTCAAGTCCTAGCTAAGGCTTCTAACACAGATTTAGATTATTCATGGGTTGCTCAGGATGATTCAAACGCGATTCAGAATGCGATCGTGGATGCTAAAGGCGATTTAATCTCCGCAACTGCTGCGGATACGCCAGCGCGCTTAGCAGTAGGCACTAATGGTCAAGTTCTAACTGCTGATTCAACAACAGCAACTGGATTAAAATGGGCTACCCCTGCCGGCGGCGGTAAAGTTTTACAGGTAGTAAATGCAACTTACGCGACAGAAGTTGCTTCTAGCACTAATACTTTTGTTGACACAGGATTAACCGCAACAATAACCCCAACTTCAGCCACGAGCAAAATTCTCGTAATCGTGTCTCAAATGGGTGTTTCTAAATCTGGATCAACCAGAATGCACTTAAAACTTTTACGCGGTGCAAGCGATATCTTGCAAATGAGCGATATTATCGCATATACAAACACTACGACTTTCAACAATATCGGCTCAGTCACTAGTTCTTATCTAGATTCTCCAGCAACAACCTCAGCAACAACTTATAAGACCCAATTCTGTTCAAATCAGAATACAAGCGTGGTTTATGTCCAAAATTACTCGACTAGCGCAACTAACTCAGTTTCAACTCTAACCCTTATGGAAATCGGTGCATAATATGGCTAAAGGTTCAGATGTT